TCTTGTCTGAGTTGATCTACTGTTGTGTCTTTTAGTTTGAACCAATTACATATTCTTGGCCCCATCCAGTCATCTTGATATTTAAAATTAAGTTTGAAATAAAATGCAGGGCCTGTTGCAACATAATGATTGTAACCATCAAACCAATCTAAATTTTCTAGAACTCGTGGATCAAGAATCTCATCAGCATCACTTGTGATGATTATATCTTCTGGTTTTGGATTACCTTTCTCAATACCAAATGCACTATTATTACGATTGAATAATGCTCTTTGATATCTAACTGGAAGATCAATCATCGGTGTGCCATAAGGATCATTCTCTTTATATGCACAATGAAACTTAGTCTTCTCTAATAGATGATTGTAATCATTCGGTATCTCTTCTGTGACATGATGTATAATTTTATCATTGAACTTAGCAAACCTATCTTTATTCTCTGCATAGTAAAGGGGTTTTTCATTTCCACTCACAGTGAATGGAGATTCAGTTATGACAAAATGATCCACAACATCACCTAAAATGTTGAGACGCATCTCTAACAATTCTAGTTCATTGAAGAAAATAATAGAATCAAATACTTTTCTTTTCATTATATTTCAGTGAGGGTATACATGGGCATTACGGTGAAATTTGTATTACTTAAAACACATTCTATAGATTCTTTAGTGAATCCACTATCGTCTTTAAACTTCTCTATTATAGCACGATCTACGACTTTTGGATCAACCCACCAATCTTCATACGGATTTCCTTGATTTGCTACATTTTTAACAACAAGTTCATATCCATAATCACTTAGAATTGCACCAGATTTCTTTTGCCATATTTCATCATAATATCCATCTATACCTGCTCGGTAAACTTCAGTTTCATATGTGATAACAGAAAATCTATAATCATCTAATGGCAAATTTTCTAGAGCAGCAAGTGTCGCCTCTGATGGATCAATATCTAATTGTAGATAATCAATTTGCTTTGGATAGTTTCTTTCTTCAAAAAGTTTTTTGTAATCAAATGTAGTTGCATCAGTGCATATACATTTATTTTTTCTAATAGTGTTAAAGTATTCAACCTTTTCACTATCCAATTCAAATGAAACTCCAGTCCAATCATAATTTTTTTCCAATAAGTATGAGTTGTTTATTATTCTAGGCATATCTGCACCTATCTCAACATAATACCCATTCTTTTTACCATCCAACATACTCAATACAAAGATGTCTTGCATTGATTGTGACCAGTTTGCCTCTACATTTTCAGAATCTTTAAACTGATGCCTCAGTCTGTAATGATCTTTTTTATCATATCGAAGCCAATAATTAGGTGCTCTATTCTCTTCCATATTAATTTTTCCAGTAGTCATATATCCCCTCCGTTACTTCATATTCCATATCTTTTACTTTACGATTTGGTTGTTTCATTGCCCAGACAAACATACTTTCAATTAATTCTTCTAGGTTAGTATTGTCTTTAAACTTAAGCAAATTTTTTGCCTTGTCATGATTACAATACGCATGTTTTGCTTCATGTCTAGGAGGGCCATGTTCTATCGGAACATCATATCCATATTTTTTACCAATATCCTGAACTGTTTTTGCAACCTGATTGAGTGTAAAGAATTTATCAGCACCAATATTAAATGTTTCTCCATCAAATTCTTTTAATAATATATCAAAAGGATTCATATAGTATTTAATATCAGAAAACGCACGGGTTTGTTCCCCATCACCATAAACAAGTATGGGTTGACCGTTTAGAGTCTTGCGAATAAAAATACCAATTACATTACGATATCTATCCCAAATATTTTGATAAGTTCCTAAAACATTATGTGGTCTGACAATATTATATCTTAATCCAAACTGCTTCTCTGCCATCTTTAGATCACATTCTACGGCATACTTTGCCATACCGTATGGATCTATGGGTTGTGGTTGTTTATCCTCTGTAAATGGTGGTTCCTGTGCACCATATACTGCCATCGATGATGTAAATATCATCTTAGTTTTATATGTAATACATGGATTGATAAGATTTGCAGAACAAATAAGATTGTTACGATAATTATAATTACGAATAAATGGTGATAATCCTTCAGCAGCATACGCAGCAAAATGAAGCAATACTTGAGGTTTATGTTCCTCAAACAATGCTTCAACCTTTTTTCTTCTCTCTAAATTTAATTTAACAAATTCAAAGTTCTCACCCTTCGTGATAAACGCTTTATGCCCACCGGATAGGTCATCAATACCAATCACATGATGTCCATTTTTAATCAAGTGGCGAGTGTAATTAGCACCAAGTAATCCGGCACATCCGGTTACAAAAATCTTCATCGATAATCTAGAATAAATTTACGTTGATCCTCTGTATTTTTCCAACTACATGGAAAAACAGGAAGATAGTTATCCAATTCCATCACATGAACTTCAACATCTGTTTTCATCAGCATACTATAATTCAAATGCTCTGTCAATAACAAGTCAGTTGTATATAGGTTCTTTATTTGAGTGGAGCACAGAGCTGCTGCCATTGCGAAAGTTCCCACACCAGACAGTGCTACATTCTTTGCACTCATCAATGTTGCAAAGTCATCTGCTACTGTAGAAGATTGAACTTTTACCTTATCAATCTTCATAAGTTCATGAACTATAGGATTGTTTCTATCTGGTTCTGTAATAAGAATACATTTCTCAAATGAATCAATAAGATTTAGATAAAAGATAAGTGGGTTTGGAATATAATTTGTTGGTGGATCAAAGACACGATGATAATTATCACCACTACGAAGATGCATTACAATTGTATCATCACCAATAGAATCTTTCTTTGGTAAGACTAAATTAGGTGCGATACGTTTACATACACGACGCATATTACGATATACATGCTCGACACCAACACCGATTTCATTACCACCCTCATAACATCCATGCTCACAATGAACTAATGCCTCCCAAGCATAGAATCTACCTGATTGTTTTATATTATCAGATCCAAAATTCACTGTAAATTTAGATATTATATCGTGATCAAGTGTCTGAGTGAAATCAGTTTTATTTTTCTCAGCAGCCATAATACAATTAGCAACTTGCTGTATATTATTTCCTAAACGACCCGACCAATGGGAAACAGAAAAACTCATGGTGTAATAATTAATTCATTTTGAATATTAGGAATATCTTGTTTCCAATTTATAAACTTAGGATTGTTCTTGTTAAAATGTAAATCATTTAATTCGTTACGAAGAACAAATACTTCTTCCCAATCAATTCCATCCTTAAATCTCTTTATTGCATCTAAATTTTTAATTTTTATGAAAGTCATTCCATAATCACCCGGATGATGGGAAAGAAAAATGTCATGATCATCATATTCAGTTAGTTCCATAACATTTTTAGGGAGATTAAAAAATTCAGTAATCGCTTCATCTACTCTTCTATACTCCTTTCCTGCTATCATATCTCCCTTTGTAGTATGATCCCAGTGAGAATCATGAAAAATGAAATATCCATTTTCATTAATATGATTTGACCAAAAATAAAGTTCTGCAAGAACAATCTCTCTTGTATGTAACGTGTCTACAAAAATTATATCAAAAGGATCTACACACCAATTTTTTCCTAATGTTACACTATCTGCTTGACATCTAACATAGTCGTCATTTAAAAATTTTTCTCCTCCGTTCACAGATAATCCTGAAAAATTTAAATCGCATCCATAAACGTGATTATTATTTTCAGAAGCATTGACAGATAAAGCGATAGACGATGCACCGTCACGAACACCAAGATCTAAAAATCTTTTATTCTTTACATCCTTCACCAGATCAATTAACAATAAAGAATTAGTTCCTAAATCACAAAATCTAGTATCACTAAGAAAGTTAATAACTCCTTCAGAAGCAATTTTTTCTTTAATATACCAAGACCACCATTTTAAATCAGACATAATTTTTTTTCATCTCCTCAAAGACTTTTGAAACACCCTCTTTAACAGAGGTTTTAGATTTCCAAAATTTTTGTATGTAAGGATCTGATACGTTTCGAGCATCTTTCTGCACTTCATCTACAGATTCTGATCGTCTAATCACAACTTCTTTTCCAATGTTGGAAAATAATTTTTGTATACTCTGTGCAATTTCCAGTATAGTTGTGCAATTACCAGTAGTAATATGAAGTTCGTCGTCAGAAGTAAGTCTATCATAATTTGCCATGACAGCTTCCAACGCTTCGCAACAGTCTTCTGCATAAAGAAACTCCCTTGCTTCAGTTCCATCTGTCATCATATCTATGACACCAGTTTCAAATCCTTTACGAATGAAATCTGTGATGACATGTGCCTTTTCCATATCCTTTTCAATGCCATAAACATTCCAAAATTTGACAATTAATCCACCAAGAGACTTGGTATAAAGTTCGCCAACTCTTTTTAACACACCATAAGGTGAGTATGACATGTTACTCATTTGTGATGATGCAAATACAAAAGGTTTATTATATTTTTGCAATAACCCAAATGTGTTTGCCATCAGTCTAGTGTTGTTATCTATGAACTGAAATGTGTGTTGATATTTTTTAAGATAATGTGATCCACCAACATCAAATGCTAAAAAGAAAACAAAATCTGACAACATTATTTTACGATGCAATTCTGGATTAGGAATCACAGTCATATCTTCATGTTGACCGTTTGTAATATCAAACTCTAAGACTTCATAATTTTTCTTGCGAAAATATTCTGCAAGATATGCTCCTATCTGTCCACCGGAGCCTAATATGCTAACTCTCATAATTAACCTGCAATCATTGCCTCGTTTAAAATTGAATCTGCTTCCTGTTCCTGATAAAGTTCTTTAGATATTTGCCAACTTATCCAACCATAGGTTTTCTTGATGCCTTCCTCTAAAGTTTGCTCATAATCCCACCCAAGTTTCTCACGAATAAGATCATTGTTAGAATTACGACCACGCACTCCTAGAGGGCCATCAATATGATTTTTCTTAATTGTTTTATTTGCAACTTTAGCAGCAGTCTCTACCAATTGATTAATAGTAACCATCTCCTCAGACCCTATGTTTACAGGCCCTAGAAAATCGGAATCCATAAGCCTACGGGTTGCTTCAATACATTCGTCGATGTAGAGGAAGGATCTTGTTTGTTCTCCGTCTCCCCATACTTCAATCTCATCTCCGCTGGTAGCGTAGGCAACCTTTCTGCAGATGGCAGCGGGAGCCTTTTCTCTTCCTCCTTTCCATGTTCCTTCTGGCCCGAAGATGTTATGGTAACGAGCAATCCTAACAGGGATACCATGATTACGATTATAAGAGAGATATAACCTCTCAGAAAAGAGTTTTTCCCATCCGTATTCGGAATCAGGGTTAGCAGGGTAAGCGGATTCTTCACGACAGTCTGGGTTATTAGGGTCTAGTTGATTGTGTTCTGGATACATACATGCAGACCCAGAATAAAATATCTTTGTTTTCCAGAGTAACTTAGATCTATTTGCTTCTGTCCAATCTTTCTTTTCACCATCGAATGTTTCATTCAACTTTCTTTGTTCTTCTAAAACATTTAAATTAATTGATACTGAGTTGTGCATGATATCTGCATCATTCTCTCCTGTGAATACAAACCCTGCACCACCCATGTCAGCAGCAAATTGATATATCTCATCAAATGGTTCAATGTGTTGATAAGGAACTGAATTATAAAAATTACCTTGATAACCTTTAAATTCAAGGACACGTTTTACAAAATGAACATCACGTAAATCACCTTGAATAAATTCATGTGCTTCACTGTCTGAAAATTCAGGATATTTTAAATCAACTCCACGCACCCAGTATCCCTCGGATTTAAGTCGCTTAACCATGTGACTTCCAATAAAGCCACCAGCACCGAGAACAAGTGCAGTTTTTTTAAATTTACTCATGCGATTATCGTATTATAATTATTATAAGAAATTAAGAATTAAATGTCAATCTTAGAATCTTCCGGGGAAGGCATCGTGAAGTGTTTCAATCATACTTACAAGTGTATCATGATCGTCACTGACATCACTATCATGTGTATGTGATTTCAATTCAGCGACTGCTTCTTCCAATGCTTTGAGTCTTGCCTCTACTTCTACATCATATTTTGACATAGAAGCACCTGTTGCAGACTTTGCTGCTTTTCCTTTTGCTGCCATGGTTTTATTAATTTTCTTTATTTAGTATTGGTATAGCAGGGGACATCTTCTGGATCTAACCATTTAGTATATTCAAAATCCTCCATTGCTGTATCTATTTGCATAAAATTATCGCAAAGATACATGTCCCTCCATCTTTGAGTTGATTCATTAAACTTTTGGATACGATAATCTTTAAAACCGTTTGGAAGTAAGTCATCCATTTCAATGTATCGGTATGGGAAACGTTCTAGAATTACATTCATGAGAGATCCTCTAGTATAACTTCCATCATTATATCATAATCCTCATAGTGATTGCCAGTAAATTCTATATTTTCTTTATTATTGTAATATCTTTTAACTTTTTTAAAAAGTTTTGGATGAGATACATCAAGAAAAAATTCTTTATTGACAGCACCAAGTAGGGTGTGAATATCCCTTTTAAATTTGTTTTTAAGCGTCATTGCTTTATACATTTACAGTTTATTTTAAATTTAATCTGTGATAATGTCAAGCATCGGATCCCCGACCAGTTGTATATAATTCTATTATAGCCTCATCTTCTTTACTTACCTTCTTTTTCCTCTCAATTGCTCGGTAATCTTCATGTAATCTTTCTAAAGCAACCTTTTTATCAGGCATTGTAGTATGGCGACGTATATTATATATTATCTACGAATTATTATGACATCATCATCGTCATCATCTTCAACATTAAATACTAAAAGTTCTTCACCTGATTTAACGTCTGTCATTTCTGGGTGAATATTTTGTCTTTTGATTGGTTTGTTTAGAGAATCAATAGTGGTAGTCATCATCTTCCACATGAAAGCAAATGTTGCACCAAATACACCTACAAAAAATATAAGGAAGATAAAAACAGTAAAATCATTCATTGTCGTTGAAATAACTTTTGAATAGGAACTTGTTTTATTTTATCAATTATATCAGTCTCTATCTTATCTAAAATATTAACATCAATATGCATAAATGGTGGAATGATTCCTAACATTCTTAATAGACCATCAACAAATAATGCAAGAGTGGTGAATCCAAGAATCATACTGATAACAGTGGCATCGCGATTATGCTTTGCCATTGATATCTCATCAATCTCTCTTGCTTGATTCACTGCCTCTTTAACAGCTGCTTCAATGAGTAAATTAACTTCTTCTTTAGTGTAAGAATCGTTTTTTCTTTTGAGTTTAGTAACAGTAGTTACTGGAAACTCTCTGATTAGTGTATCGATCATGTTAAGACTTAACGTATTTCAAAGTCAAGTTTTCTGACTTTTCTTTTTCTTCTTTGTTCTTGCCAAGCAAGTTCTTCTGATGTTAATGCTTTCGCATCTGGTTTTTGTGTATTATTATTTAACATTATAACTTTCTTTAGATTTTTTGCCGTAAAAGAATCGCCAGTTACAACCAACATGTTAGGACATCCACATGACTCTGGTTTCTTACTACTGGTTATCTCTTTATTACAATCTTTGCATCTTACAATAATCATTTGACTCTACCATACTGATCCTCTAATCTAATAATATCATCTTCTTTACATTCACCTAATTGAACCTCAATAAAAACTAAACGTTCTTGATTAGCCTTTGCTCGGTGAACCTCTTTTTTGTTAATCATAATTCTATCACCAACAACACCTTGGAAATCCACACCATTAACATGTATAGTTCCACTACCTTCTACAATTGTCCAATGCTCCTCTCTAAGATTATGATACTGTAGAGAGAGTTGTTGTTGAGGTAAGATTATAATTCTTTTTACTTTGTATGTTGGTTCGTCCAACAATACCTCATATGATCCCCATGGTTTATCTACTTTCATATCAATTAAAAAAAATAAGACCCTCTGCCCCACTTATAAAGTTGCATCTTAGGTCTTAAAAGAAAGGGGGAGGTTGGATTCCTGTATACCAACAAAAGATGGGCATTACTACAGAGTAAATACATCTTTGCCTAAGACCTATCTGGTAAGATAGTTCTGCCATTCCTGACAGCGAGCACCACCTCTGTCTCATCACCTTAACCAGCAATATGCCAGTAAGTTTATTCAGTCACTCCCTATGTCGCGTCCGACAAACTTATTATGACATACTATCTGAGAGTTGTCAACCCTCTGATTCTCGGTAGTAATCGTCTAGTGGTTCTAGTGATAAAACTTCTATATCATCGTCACCGATCTCAAGTTCTATCCATTCTGCAAACTCTTTGTATATAGCATTTTTATCGGCGACTGGTTTTGCTTCATCTATACGAGCAATAGACCACTTACGTGTTGAATATACGGTCTCCTCAGTCGATGTTCCCTTCATAGTAATCTTTTCTAAAATATCTTGAGAGTATGTTGCTATTGTAGTATTTTGGGGTTCCATCGTCAAGCTGCTCCGTAAGAACCCTGTTCGTAAAGAGTTGTCTGGTTTCTTCGTAGTTTGTTTTGCCCTTTGTATAATGTAATGATAAGATAGTTCGACTAAAATTTTGTTTACCCAATCGTCCAATTTCTTCTTTAAGTTCCGGACAAGACCCATAATACTTCTTCCAATCAGATTCTGATTTTACTTTTCGTTTTTTACCTTTAGGAGTTCTGAACTGCCAAAAATATTTACGTCCGATATATTCCCTACCGTTCTTATTATTTGTAATGATGTAGACGTAACCGAAGAAATCGCCAATATCATTAGAAGAGAAATTTGAACCTTTATATAGCCAGGGATTTTCATAATCAATAGTCATACTCATGAAGCACTTCTAACGCATTATTTAGTATGCGTTGTGCAGCACCTCTTTGAGTATCATTCCACTCTGGATACCAAGAGTGTTCGTCAAGACCTCTTTTAATTTTAAGAAGTCTTGATTCCATGTCAATTTTTTTAAGTCTTCCGTTCATATAAGTTCTGTAAAAAGGATCAGGCCAAGGGCATGAGAGTGCATCCATGATTAGATAGATTATTACTATCTAGTCTACTTCCTACAGTTTAAACCCACTAAATGTGTCTTTCTTGACATCTTGTTTTATTCCGCCCACAACATAAGATTCAACCTCTGTTTCCTGTGGTGCAACCTGCAATCCTTTTGAAGATATCCAGTGCTCAGTCCAAGGTAATGGATTGTTTCTTGCAGGAATATCATACTGTGGTTTAAGATGAATTGATCTTAATCTACGATTACATACCCACTCAACATACTGATGAAGTAGTTTGTCATTTAAACCAATCATACTACCATCTTTGAACAAATACTTTGCCCATGCTTTCTCTTCATTAACACACTTGTCAAACATTGATATAGTCCACTCTTCTTCCTCTTTCATAATCTGTTGCATCTCTGGATCATCACCCTTTCTCCAATTATTTAAAATGTTTTGGGTTATTGCCAGATGCTGATTCTCATCTCTTGCAATAAGAGATATGATTTTCGCAGATCCTTCCATGAGTTTAAGCTCACCAAAAGCAAAACTACAAGCGAAAGATACATAAAAGCG